TCAACAACATCATGAATGGTTTGGCACCTTCAATGTTGATAAACTTCAACAATGGGCAACCACCCGCAGAGGTAAAAGATACAGTTGAAGCCCAAATCAAACAAAAGTTTGGTGGTTCATCCAATGCAGGTCGGTTTATTATTTCATGGAACGATGGTCAAGATTCCAAAGCGGATATCACACCCGTTCAATTGAGTGATGCCCACAACCAATATCAATTTTTGAGTGGTGAAGCCATGCAAAAAATCATGGTATCGCACCGAGTTGTTTCACCGATGTTGTTAGGTATTAAAGACAATTCGGGATTTGGTAACAATGCCGAGGAAATGAAAACCGCATCAATCTTGTTTGATAATGTTGTGGTACGACCATTCCAACGATTGATTATTGATGCAGTAACCCAGGTATTGAACTTCAATGGGTACAATTTGAATCTTTATTTCAAAACCTTACAACCCCTTGAATTCACCGATTTGAGTGGCAACATCATTGATGATGAAACCCGTGAAGAAGAAACGGGCGTATCATTGTCATCCGAAAAAAAAAAGATTGAATTGGTAAAGCCCAATGCGGGTGAATCCAAAGATGATTTTTTAGGGCGTTGCATTCCGATTGTAGTTCGTGAGGGCAAAGACACCGACCAAGCCACGGCAATTTGTTATTCTTATTTTGAAGGTAAAACGGAATTAGCCAGTTACACTGATTATCCCGATGGGGCGGTGAGCAATGCCAAGAAAGCATTGGAATGGGCTGAAAAGAATGGTTGGGGAGATTGTGGCACACCCGTTGGGAAAGCCCGTGCAAACCAATTGGCAAATCGTGAACCCATTTCCCGTGATACCATTGCAAGGATGGCAGCGTTTCGCAGACATCAAGAAAACAAAGACACCCCATATTCGGAAGGATGTGGCGGGTTGATGTGGGATGCATGGGGCGGTGATGCGGGGATCCGATGGGCTGAAAGCAAATTAAAAGAAATTGATTTGGCCAAGGATATGACCATCGAGGATGAAAATTCGTGGTTGGAACATTTGAAAGGCAAGGGCGAAACAATTAACACGGATGAGTGGGAACTTATTGATGTTACGGAAGTTACCGATGCCGATGAAGAATTAAAATTTAACCTTGCGTATGAAAACCCCAATAAAAAAAGTGATGACGATAAAGGGGTGTACAAAATCCGTTATCGGTACGGCCCTAATTTCGTATCCAACAATTCAAGGCAGTTTTGTACTGCAATGGTTCAAGAATCCAAAGGGGGAGTAATTTATCGCCGTGAAGATATTATTGCCATGGGCGATGCGGGTGTCAACGGACAATTCGCACCACAAGGGGAATCCACTTATTCAATTTGGAAATACAAAGGCGGTGTTAATTGCCACCACCGATGGGAACGATTGACATTCAAACGCAAACAAGTCAAAGGAAAGTTTTTACCAAAACAACCCGATGAAACGGGTGATAATAGAAACTTGGAAAACTACAAAGAGGTTTCAAACAAATCAGCAAACGCGGCGGGTGTACCATTTTCACCAAGCGGGTGGGATACCGCCAAAACAAGGCCCATTGATATGCCAAACAAAGGATCATTAAAGAACAAATAAGATGTACGCAAACGATGATATTCTATTAATCGACAAAGAGTTGATTTTTAAGTATACCCAATTGGGTGGTAATGTGGATGTAGACAAAATCTACCCATTCGTGAAAATCGCCCAAGATATTCAAGTTCAAGAATTGTTGGGAACAAAATTGTATCGCTACATTTTAACCCAGGTGGAAGCGGGTACATTGACGGGCAATTACCAAACTTTGGTTTCACACTATGTACAACCGATGTTGATTCATTATGCCATGGCCGATTTGTTATTGTTTCATGGTTATGAGGTAACCAATGCGGGTATATTGCGTAACTCACCCGAAAACACCACATTGCCCGATAAAAGCGAATTGGATTCATTGGTTCAACGCCAAAGAAACATCGCCGAAACTTATCGCCGTAGGGTTGTGGATTATTTGAGTTACTACCCACAATTATTTTCACAGTATACCGAAAACCAAGAAGCGGGGGAATACCCAAACACGAACCCATCCAACTATGTTTCATGGAATTTGTAAAAAAGACATACAAGCCCAAGGATGAAAAGGTTAAGAAATTGACCAAATACTTCACGGAATTGAAAATCGTGAAACCCGCCAATTGTGATTTGTTTACCAAGGCGACTATCATATTGGTGATGTTGACGGGGTGTTCTGCGCAGTATCATTTGAAACAAGCCATCAAGAAATGCCCAGAGATGGCACAAATAAGTGTGTATGGCATTGATACCATCTTTGTACGCGATTCCGTGACCATTACAGACACTTTCAACACAAAAACGATTGATACCCTCACAATTGAAAAAGATGGCGTAAAAACGATTGTATACCGCAATCACGATGTAATAAGAATTAAGACAGTTGTAAAGGCCGACACCATCCGATTCACCAAGACAATCACATTACCACCACAAATCCAATACAAAGAACGAATCAGTTTGCCCCAAATGGTGGGTGTTGGTTTGGGATTGATATTGGCATTGTTATTTTTGATACTTTTAATTACAAGAAAATGAGCAATTGGAACAACCCCAACAACCCGAACAATACGCAAAACGGATGGAAAACACCATCACGGAGTTCACCACAAGGCGGTGGAACAAGGGCGTGTTTATGCAAAGACAAAAACACCTATTCAAAAAAGTGTTGCGATGGCACATTGTGGGCGCAAGGTGTGGGCAATGTATCGCGTAACCCCTAACAAAAAACATTAAAATCGTTTTATCAATATGAGCATTTCAGCATCAGCATTTTCGGCGGGATACACGGGGTGTACAGTCGTTTCAAATACAAGCGCAAAAACGGGGCAATTCCGTGGTTTTGTGGTAAATTTTGATTGTGTAGTTTCGGCTTGTTTGGATAAGGATGGCAATTCATTGATGACATCGTTGGGATTAACGAGCAACACAATCAACCAAGGTGCATTTATTTGTGTAGCCGATGGCGATTGGATTAGTTCAATCACTTTGGCAAGCGGATCAATTATCCTTTATACAATCTAATTATGTGGGTTGGTATTGGCGTAGGCGTAGGCCGACAGAGATTCGCACAATCATCACCTGATTTTGCAAATCAACAATGGCAACTTATTGTAGAACAATGGCAATCAATTAACGAACTTTGGAATTCATAAAACTATGGGAACTTCTTTAACGGGCTTAACACCCGCAACAACTTACGATGCCTTGATTAAGGTAGGCGATAATGGTGCATTAAGTGCAACGGCAAAAGTATTGAGTGATGGATTAGGCAATGATTCACCACTTGCAATGTCTACAACTTTGGTAGGTATCTCAACAAATGCACCTTCTTACCCTTTGGGAATTGTTGGTGACACGGGACTTGAAGGCAACGAAAACTATTTGTACTTTCACTCAAGTGCAAACGTAGGAAGCAATGCTCGTGCGAGAATCCGTGCCGTTGGCGCTGGTGGAGGTTCGGGCTTTGGAGGTGATTTGCGTATTGATACAAGAGCGCAAAATAACGTATGGAATACTAACGTTCTTACTGTTGCTAACGATGGAAATGTAGGTATAGGAACGACTACGCCTATCTCTAAATTAGAAGTATCTGCAGGAACTACAATTTACCCTATTAACATTACGAGTTCATCGGGTGCTGCTACAACTACGGGTATTTCAATGGGTAGTTTTACAGGTCTTGGAGGTGGTGCAAATGGTTCTGTTTACATCGCTTCTGCACATAACCACGCTGCTACTGCTCAATCTGATATGGTATTTTATACCCATACGGGAAGTGCATTGACCGAAAAAGGTCGTTTCCTTGCAAGTGGTGGCCTAACCTTCAACGGCGATACATCAGCATCAAACGCTTTGGATGATTATGAGGAGGGGACTTGGACTATGGGGGTTGCGTTTGGTGGTGGAACTACGGGTATAACTTATTCAACCAATACGGGAACATATACCAAGATAGGAAGGCAAGTAACGGTTAATGGTTATCTTGAACTTACAAGCAAAGGAAGTTCTGGGGGCGCTGCAACTATTACGGGGTTGCCTTTTACTATTCCTAATTTAAATCAAAATTATTCAGCGGTGAGTTTGTGGTTTAATGCTATTACTTTTGCCAACCAATTTATTGCAAATGGCACTATTAACACTACTACCATATCTTTACAAGAATCAACTATATTGGGTGTAAATAGTACAATAACAGACGCTGACTTTGCTAACAATAGCGGAATAATCGTTAACTTCACCTACTTCGTATAACACAAAAAATAAAAATCATGATAGAAGAAATAATTTACATCAGCGGTTTCAATGTAAACGCTAATGGCTCGATTGAAGTTCGTAAAACTACGGATGTTGTAAAAGATGGCGTTGTTATCGCTTCGTCTTATTGGCGTGGTGTGTTAGCAGTAAACGACCCAACTGCGGATGAGGTATTAGGAGTTGACACTTACTATGCTAACATCGCAACTTACACTTGGAGCATTGCACCCGTTCCAGTTGAAGAACCCGTTTCGGAAGCAACAGAAGAAGCATAATGGAACATTTGCAACAACGACTAGAGCAATTAAAACAGCAAGAAGCCTCTTTGTTGATGCAACTTGATGAAATCAAGGTTCTTATCAATGCGTATGAAAATACATTGAAGGAAAAGGAATAATGGCTACGCCCAAGAATGCTTTGCCCGTCAATTTTGACCAATTTCGTAAGAACCCAGTTGCTGCCGTTGCTTTTTGTATGCTGTTGGCTGTGGGGTATCTTTATATTGATTTGCGTTCGGGGTACAAAGAACAAATTGAAAAGGCCAATGCAAAGATTGAGGCGTTGGATATCAAGATTGACAAATTGAGTTACGCCCTTAAAAAGTCGGATTCGTGTTTGGCAAGTGCCATGACCGAGATCCGTATAATGCAAACGATGAAAAAACTATGAAAAACGCATTGATTGTTTTCACGGCCCTATTCATTACGGGATATTTGTTCACAAGCGTAAACGCAAAACAAAGCCCTACAATTGACGAAATTGATGCGTTGCTAACCAAGGTATCAAAAAACATTGAAAGTGCGGGAGAATGCACGAAAATGGCTCAAACGATGAATGCAAAGATGGTTGAATCAAAGGTTGCAGAAAAGGAAGCGTTAAAAAAGGAAGTGGCCCAGGCGGAAGCCAAGGCGGAAAAGTATGCAAACACCATGATTTTTATGGGCATTGATACAGCGGACATAGACACGGCATCCATTTCAAACATGATTAAATTAAACGGGTTGTAATGGCAAAGGTTTCCAACACATCAACATTTCGTGCCAAGCCCAAACGCAAATTGGGAAGGCATACGAAGTCAGTTAACAAACACAAATCATCCAAACCATATAAAGGCCAAGGCAAATGAAAAAGATATTCGAGATTTTCAAAGGCGATAAAGGCGAATTGAGTTCCAAGCGGTTCGTGGGAATCATTGGGGCGTTCGTACTATTCGGAACGATGGCACACAATTCTATGTCACCACAAGATATTGCACCATCCAAAGAATTGGTGGAGGCGGTGGAATGGATCGTGATAATGTCATTGGGTTTTACATCAATTGATAAATTCAGCAAACAAAATGAAAATTAAACAAGTACCATTTCGGGCATACAATCGCGAAGCGGTGAAGAAAACCCAGGTGTATTTACACCACACGGCGGGAAACGGAAGCGGTGAACAAACCTTTGCGTATTGGGAAAAGGTAGCCAACAAGGTTTCAACTTGTGTTGCCATCAGTACGGATGGAACAATTGTGCAAGGATTTGGAAGCGAGTATTGGGCTTATCATTTGGGATTGGGAACAAAGCATTTCCAACCTTTGGGATGTCCTTATTTGCCGTTGGACAAAACATCAATTGGAATCGAGGTGTGCAATTGGGGGCCAATCACCAAAAAGGGAACAAAGTTTTACAATTATGTGGGTGGTGAAATACCGAAAGAAGAAGTAACCGAATTGGAAAAACCATACAAGGGATACAAGTTGTGGCATTCGTACACGGATGAACAAATCGCATCCATCAAAGACCTTTTGATCCTATGGTCAACCAAATACGGCATCCCATTAGAATACAATGAAGATATTTGGGCAGTAACCAAACGAGCATTGAAGAATGAACCAGGGGTTTACACACACAATTCAGTTCGCCCCGACAAAGCGGATGTGTACCCATGCCCCAAATTAATTGCCATGTTGCAGTCACTCACAAAGGATTAAGGCCATTCACAAAGAAAAGGGATTTATTTCCCTTTCTTTTTTCATCAAATGTTTTGGAATTTGAAATTTCAAATGTATATTCGTGGAACAATATGACAAACGACATGGATTTAATCTACCTAATCATTTTAACGCCTATCACCATTGCGGTGATGTATGCGTGGCATTGTATCAAACGCAATTCCAAGCGTTTCCAAAACATCGAGGAAGCCAAGCCCTACCAATTTGAACGCGATGAAATCATCCCCGAATTTGATGAGTTCACCCAAATGTTGTACCAACGCAGAATGTACAAAGGGAGGGCCGACAAATGAAAATCCTTTACCCATTAAACTTTCTGTTCGCTGATGAAATGGAACAAGTGGTTGGAGTAATCCAAAAAAGCGAATACATGAGCCAATCAATCAAGGTTGTGGAAAAGCGTTATTTCAAATCCCCAGGTACGGACATTGATAGCGGTGCAATGGTTTTGGAAATTTCCGAAATTGGATTGCTTTATCACCTTGGGGTGGCGGTTGGCCTTAGCAAGATACCATTTTAATTTTATGACAACATACGAAGCATTAAACGAAGTATTCAGCAAATCAAACAAAGAGTTATCCGAGTTATTGCAAACCAATTATTACACAGTTACCACATGGAAATTTCAATTCAAGCGTAACGGGTTATCAATGGAAAAGCAATTTGAGATTCTACAAAAACTAAATTACAACCTAACAAATCAAATATCATGGAACAAAACAAAAGAAGTGCGGTAACCAATGTAACCGCCAACGGAACTTACAACGGCCAGTATGGTATGTTGTACAAATTTCAAATTTCATTCGCTAACGGAGATGTGGCAGAGTACAACGCCAAAACCCAAAACCAAACCAAGTTTGTGGTGGGCCAGGAAGTGGATTATGTGTTAACGGATCGTGAGTACCAAGGCACAATTTATTACAAGTGTAAACCCGCCGAGGTTCAACAAGGTGGATTTTCGGGTGGTGGATTCCAAGCCCCGAAACCCAAGGATCCCGACACGGGCAAACACATCATGAGAATGAGCGTGTTAAAAGTTGCGGGGGATTTAGCCATCAATGGCGACATCAAGTTGCACGAGGTATTGGCATACGCCCAAATCTTTGAACAATATGTTTTGACTGGTTCGGATACATTGAGCCAATTGAAACCCACATCAAAGTTTGAAAGTGACGATTTACCTTTTTAACAAATAGATATGACACAACAACAATTATTTGGCCAATTCACAGAGGAGGAGTTGGCCACATTGAAACAAGCATCGGAGATTTTGAACCGATTGTTTCAAGGACACAAACCCAAACAAACCCGTGGTTGGAGGGTACGCCAAGCAACCCGTGATTTCATGGAAGATGTACAAAGATTCTATGGCAAAGAATGGGTGTATCGTTACGATGAAGAATTCATCAAGATCCAGGCAAGGCATCAAGTAACCGAGTTATCAAATTGGTTGAAGATGTACGAAAAGGGTGGTTTCATTGATGTGGTTCGCGTTCAAAACACAAACCGAAACATCGTTAAATTTAGATTCGTATGAAACACATGATTGAAACATTGAGCGATGCAATGTTGGAAGTTGGGGGCGGTAATTATTGCCCCCTTCAATTCCACATCGAGTTAAAAGAATTGGCAGATACCATCAAGAACTTCCAAGACCAAATCAAACCATTGGCATTGAACGAAGCATCCAAATGGAATGGGCAAGTGTATTGTGGTTATGAGATTACACGAAAAGCGGGTGCGGGGCGTTATTCATACGACCACATCCCCCAGGTGGTGGAACTCAAAAACGCATTAAAGGAACGCGAGAAACTGCACCAAATGGCGTACAAGAACATGAACAAAGGATTGTTCCTAAACGAGCAAACGGGCGAGGTGTACGAACCCGCACAGTATGTTTCCAACGAAGATTCAATTTTAATCAAAGCCGTAAAATGAAAAACATCCTAATCGTATTTACTACAATCGTTCTGGGATTGGCATACGGGTATTGCATTGTGCATTATCCAATCATGGCCCAAATCATCGCGGGTGGAATGGGGTTAGGATTTTTATTTGTGGCGATGATAGCGTTGTACCAACTTAAAAAGGAAGGGGGCAATGACGCCCCCCAATCCAATTGATATGACAAATAACAAAAAGGACTTTGCAAATATAGTTGTTTTTTGTATATTCGTGGTGTATTACAGTTATGTCGCAGATAACTTTGAAAAATCTTTACAACCCCATTCAGTTTTTGGCACTGCGACCGCCATCAATTGTTTGGGGTTTTAATTTATGTCAAAAGATCCAGCATTTTTATTTTATTCAAGTGACTTCCTAACGGGCACGATGTTCATGGACAATGAGCAAGTTGGCAAATTCATACGATTAATGTGCGCCCAACACCAAAAAGGTAGGTTGAGCGAAAAAGATATGTTAAAGATATGTGGCACACATGATGCAGATATCTTTGAAAAGTTTGAACGCGATGAGGCGGGGAACTATTTTAATCCCAGGTTGGAACAAGAAGTTGATAAGCGTAAAGCGTATTCCGAATCAAGAAGGAATAATAGGAAAAAGAAAGAAGATATGTTAATCACATCAAAAACATATGTTTTACATATGGAAAATGAAAATGAAAATGAAATTGAAATTGTAAATGAGAAAGTAGATAATAATTTAATCAAAGAACAATTTGAACAAGTTTGGATTGCATACACAAAGGTTGGCCCAAAGAAAGTTGCATACGAGCGATTTAAGCGATTAACTGAAACCAATCGGTTGCATATTATCAACCATGTACCAAATTACATACAAAGCCACCGCAAGGCCGAAAAAATGGATTTTATCCCACATTTCGCAACTTACATTTCACAAGAACGATGGAACGATGAACTACCTTATCAACAGAGTGTGGAAAATAAGGGAAGTTGGTTGGATCAATTTAGATAATATATTTACACCATGACAAATAAACAATGGGTTTACGACCTAACGGACATTGAAATTGCCACCGCCATTGACAAATTGGTTCGGGTGGGCGATATTGAACCAAACGAAGCCATGAAAGAAATCGTGGATTTGCTTAAACAAACTTATTCCCGTTATCACTTCCTTTTATTTGAAAAGGCATTTGATGCGTATTTGATTGGTTCGATGTCGGACATTCACCGCGTTAAAAAAATCAACGCAGTATTTCTCACAAACATCATCAATCGGTTTATCAAGGATGTGAAAGTACCCAGATACAACCCGTTTGAAAAAGCCCCCGCGGAGGTGGTGTACACCGATGAAGAAGTTTACCAACAAGGCATCACCACATTGAAGCATTTGAAAAACGATTTTATCAAGGCATATTGGGAACACGATGCCGATTCACGATTATCGTTGGTATTGCTGAAAATCGGTTATGACTTTGTAACCAAACATAAAATGTACGAAGCGGATTTGGTGGAATACGATACCATGAAACAATGGTTGTACGATTTTGAACAGCGCAAAAACGCACACATAAAACGAAACATTGAAAACGAAAACAAACACCGCCAGGTGGGAAGCATCGTGGATCATTTGATGTCATCCCCAACGGCAATTGAAACATTGGACAAAGCCACAAAAATGG